CAGGAGCCTTGCTTTTTTGTTGCCTGCGTAAATCCCACCAACAGGCTTTTCCTGGATAAGCGTTATTTCCGGGAAAATCAGTTTTGCCTGCAATATTTTCCGGCAGATACAGCGCGAGCCAGGGAGGAATGCAATGCGGTGGCCGAGCGGCTTTACTGGTGTTTGGAGCATATCAGCGTGGCCGGCGATTTGACGCACGGCTCTCAAATGCGCTATGAGGTGGTTGACGATGTGCTGAGCTTCTTTGTCAATTACGATATGTTTGTATATCGTCTGGACAACACGCCGGCTATGGGCGAGTTGGCAGAAAAGGTTAATATGAAAGGATAAGGTGATGTGAATGGCGGTTAATAAAAAGGAACAGACGGCGGAGGCGGTTAAGGCAGCGGTTTTCAGCAAGGAGCAGCTGCTTGCTGCAGAACGCTTCCGCGGCTGGCGGGATATTGTGAACGCGCTGCTGGCCGAGGGAGAGCAGTACACGATTGCGGAGGTTGAGCAATTAATCGAAAAATATATGAGAAGTAAAATTGTATGAAGAAAAATCGGTTTAAGAATAAAAATTTGATTAAGGCCAAAAATAGCGAAAATATAAAAAATATGAAAGGATGGGTGAGATAATATGGCTTTGGGAGGCGGCACCTTTTTGGTGCAGAACAAGGAACTGCCGGGGGCGTATATTAATTTTGTGTCGGCGGCTTCTGCCAATGCGGCCCTTTCTGAGCGGGGCATTGCCACAATGCCGCTGGAATTGGATTGGGGGCCGGACGGCGAGGTTTTTGAAGTGACCAGCGGAGATTTCCAGAAAAACAGCCTGAAGATTTTCGGCTATGATTACACCCACGATAAATTGAAAGGGCTGCGGGATTTGTTTTTGAATGCGCAAACCCTTTACGCTTACAAGCTGACCTCCGGCGGTGCAAAGGCGGCAAACGACTTGGCCGAGGCTATTTACTCCGGGGAGCGCGGTAATGATTTGAAAATTGCGGTGCAAGCAAACGCTGATGACGATACCCTGTTTGATGTGAAAACGCTGCTGGGCACGGTGATTGTGGATGAGCAGACGGTGGCCGGGGCGGCGGAGCTGCGGGCCAATGATTTTGTGAAGTTTAAGGCTTCCGCAACGCTGACGGCGGCCGCGGCTCTGCCCCTGACCGGCGGCGAGAACGGCACGGTGAGCGGTACGGCTTACCAGGCTTATCTGGATAAGATTGAAGCTTACACCTACAATACGATGGGCGTGGTGGTGACGGATGAAACCACCAAGGGGCTGTTTGCGGCCTTTGTGAAGCGGCTGCGGGACGAAATGGGCCTTAAATTTCAGCTGGTGCTTTACAACAAGGCGGCGGATTATCTGGGCACTATCAGCGTGAAGAACAAAACTCTGGATGAGGGCTGGAGCGAGGCCAGTTTGGTTTACTGGGTGACGGGGGCCTCTGCGGCCTGCGAGGTGAACCGGAGCAACCAGAACCGGATTTACAACGGGGAATTTACGGTGGCGGCGGATTACACCCAAAGCGAGCTGCAAAAGGCTATCCGGGCCGGTGAGTTTACGCTGCACAAGGTGGGCGCGGATATTCGGGTGCTGGAGGATATTAATAGTATGGTTACAACTTCCGACACGCAGGGGGATATTTTTAAGGATAACCAAACGGTGCGGGTGATGGATCAGATTGGCAATGATATTGCCGTGCTGTTTAATACTAAGTATCTGGGCGTGGTGCCCAACGACGCGGCGGGCCGCGTTTCCTTGTGGTCGGATATTGTGAAGCACCACGAGCAGTTGCAGGAAATTCGGGCGATTGAAAATTTTTCCGATTCTGACGTGACGGTGGAGCCGGGCAACAGCAAAAAATCCGTGGTGGTTACTGATTTGGTGACGGTGGTTAATGCAATGAGCAAGCTTTATATGACCGTCACCGTGGCTTAAAGGTACTAGAAAGGGGTTGGTTAAATGAATGGCAATGTGGTAATGAAAGCCAGGGACACCGTTTTTGCGGCTTTGGCAGAATGTTTTGTGACGATTGGCAGCCGGCGATACAACTTTATGCAGGCGATTAATCTGGAGGCCAAATTTGAGAAGAACAAAACCGAGGTGCCGATTTTGGGCAAAACCGGCAAAGGCAACAAGGCCTCCGGCTGGAAAGGCACCGGCTCGGCCACGTTTCACTACAACACATCTATTTTTCGGCAGATGATGTTGCAGTACAATGAAACCGGCGAGGATATTTACTTTGAAATTCAGATTTCCAATGAGGACAAAACCTCCCGCGTGGGGCGGCAGACCATCATTTTAATGGACTGCAACATTGACGGCGGTATTTTGGCTAAGTTTGACGCTGACGGCGAGTATCTGGACGAGGAGATGGATTTCACCTTTGAAGATTTTAAGATGCCGGAGGCGTTTAAGGATTTGGAAGGCTTTTTGACTAACTAATATAAACTAATATTGAAAGGAAGATTTAAGATGTCTAAATTTGCCAGATTTATGAAAGCTAACAAAAAGGTGCAGGAGAATGTTTTTTATGCGGCTACCAAGTCGCTTTGTGATGAGAACGGCCAGCCGTTGCCGTGGGAGTTTCGGCATATTAGCACGGCCCAGGCCGAGGCAATTCGTGAGGATTGTATGAAAGATGTTCCTGTGCTGGGCAAGCCGGGGATGTATCGCCCTAAGCTGAAAACCAGTGAATATCTGCGCCAAATGATTACGGCCTCCGTGGTGGAGCCTGATTTGTTTGACCGGGAATTGCAGGACAGCTACGGTGTTGCCACGCCTGAGGATTTGCTGCTGGCGATGGTGGACGAGCCAGGCGAATATAATGCTTTGGCGGCGTTTGTGCAGAAGTTCCAGGGGTTTAATATTTCCTTTGAGGATAAGGTGGAAGAGGCAAAAAACTAATTGAAGCGGGGGATTGGGAGGCTAATTTTGCTTACTATTCCCTGCTGAAGCTGCATATTTTGCCATCCGTTTTTCTTGCTATGGATGAAGAGGAAAAGGCTTTTACCGTTGCCGCTATCAAAGTAAAAATGGAAAGCGATAAGAAAAACGAAAAGAAAATTAAGCAGATAAAGGGCCGGCGGAAAGGCAGGTGAAAAAACATTATTTTTTTTAGCTTGACGTAATTGATTGGAGGTGGTATCATTTAAGCAGAGGGGGTTGATTTATGATGTTTGGTAAAACGCGAGAACAAAAAGAACTGAAAAACTGTTTCTTGCCAACCTTACATGTTTCAGGCTTACCTTTGCTTGAAAGCGAATATTGTCGTATTTTTTTTGAAGAGGACGGCATTATAATTACGACTATGGGCGCATACCGCAAACAATTTAGTTTGGCTTATAATAAGATTGTTGATTTTCAACTCCAATCTAAGAAGAATGTAGAAACAACTATGGTAAGCAACCCCGGAGGTGCTATTGCTGGAGCAATGCTTTTTGGGGCACCTGGGGCTATGCTTGGCGGCAAGGCCAAAAAGAAAGAGATTATATCTTTTGAAAATTTTCTTGTTGTCACATATAAGAAAGATAATGATTTGGAGAATTTGCATTTTCAATTATGGAAAGAAAGTGGGGATTGTGTATCAAAATATTTTGGTCTAGCTAACAAGCTTATTGAAAAATATAGACCACGGACTGCGTGCCCTGCTCCTGGCGCATCCCCTGTTGTAGAATTGTAAGTTTGTGACAAGTGAAAATAATACCGTTGCTTATATAGGCAGCGGTATTATTTTGCTCAAAATTTGAAAGAAAGGCAGGTGATGAATAATGGCGACAATTAAAACGGCGATTGCCCTGGAAGATAATTTTAGCAGCATTTTGAATAACATTGTAAATGCTGTAAATATGACCGTGTCGGTTATGGATGAAATGCACGCCAGCGTGGGCGCGCCTTTTGAAACGGGTGTTTTTGAGGGTTTATACGCTTACGCCAACCAAGCCTCGCTGGCGGTTCAGGAGCTGGATGCGGCTTTGCAGAATATAACGCCGCCCGAATTGCCGGCTCCTGCCTTGCCACAGGCGGAGCCTGTTGAAATTTCTTTTGAATGGCGTTCAGATAACAGAAATGTTTTCACCGCCGCCGGAGTGGAACGCTTCACGCAGGAAGTCCAAAGCGCAAATTATATGCTAAACACATTATATAATACCCAAGCGCAGGTTGCGGCGGCAGCCGGTAATTTAGATGTCTTTTCAGATAATGCCGTGACTGATTTAGGTAATATGCAGAACCGATTGCAGGGGATTTGGCAGCAGGTTTATCAGATTAGCAGCAATCCCCTGAATTTCGGCTCAGATATGGCTAATGCTGAAATTGAGCGGCTGCGCTGGCAATTAGACCAAGCTGTGCAGCAGCAGGAGCGATTGAACGCAGCTGTTGCAGATATGGATGTGCAGGCGGCGAATGAGGCTTATTTGCAGCTTTCCGAGGTGGTTGGCAGCATTGAGGGGTATATCCGAGATAACACGGATGAGCAGGGTAATTTTAACGACGCTGTTGAAGAGGGTGTTGATTCGGCCGGCAATTTACATGATGTAATTTCCGGCGCGGTTCGGGCCTTTTTAGGCGTGATGACTGTTCGCAAAGCCTTTGATTTTTTTGAGGATTGCATACAATCCTTTGATACGCAGTTAAACGCTGAAACGCAGCTGATGAGCGTGCTTGCTAATATGCTGGATGACGATTACGTTGCACAGTTTGCAATCGAAACAAACGCTGATATGAACAGCCTTAATTTACTTCCAGGCAATATTGGCGAGATGGTTATACCTGTTTCGGCCGAATCCAGGGCGTTAGATGCTGCCTTTACGCAAATCACCGATAAGGCGGCGGAAATTCAGAGCCGCGGCATTTACGGCGACGAAACAATGATTGCGGCCGCGGCAGAATTTTCCACCTATTTTAGCGACCCTGACGCGGTGAACATGATGTTGGATACGCTGGCCAATTATAGTATGGGTATGGAAAACGGAGTTAGTGAAGTGGACACCGCTACAATGGTTAATTATGCAACCAACCTGGGCAAGATAACCGGCGGCGCCTATGACGCTATGAGTGAAAAAGGCTTTGTATTTTCCGATGTTCAGCGAGATATTATTGACGGAACGGCCACCCAGGCGCAGATTGTGGCGCAGCTGGGGGCAGAATACGTTGATATGTCGGAGGATATGCAGGCGGCGGCTGCCATTACGCAGGTTATTGACGAATATTGGGCTGGGCTTTATGAAACTATGAGCGCAACGCCGGAGGGCCGAATTGTGCAAATGCTGCATACCTGGGGCGATATGCAGGAGGTAATCGGCGGCCAGCTTTATCCATATGTTTTGCTGTTTGTCGATACGATAAACGCAAATTGGCCGACGATTGCGAGCATTGTGCAGGGTATTACCACCGGTTTACAATTTATGTTGGGTGTGCTTAACGGTGTTTTGCAGGTTGCGATTGCGGTGGCCGGCGGGGTTGCGGACAACTGGAGCCTTTTAGCGCCGATTGTTTATGGCGTTGCCGGGGCTTTGGCTGTTTATGGTGCCGCTTTAATGATAAATAAGGCTAGTGTAATGGCAAATAATATACAAGAAGGCATTGCTGCTGTTGTTAATTATGCCCATGCTGATGCTACAGATACAGTTGCTCGTGCAAATTATGCGGCAGCGGCTGCTCAATATGGTTTTAATGCAGCGGTGCTGTCTTGTCCTATTTTTTGGATTGTTGCTGGTATTGTTGCGCTGGTTGCTGTGTTCTATTTGGCGATAGCGGCCATAAATCATTTTGCCGGAACCTCTATTTCTGCAACCGGGATTATAGCCGGGGTGTTTGCGACTTTAGGGGCGCATTTAATAAATCATTTTGTTGTTCCTCTTTGGAATGCCTTTGCTTCAATCGCCAATTTTATTGGCAATGTGCTTAATGACCCTGTCGCGGCGATAAAGGTTTTGTTTTACGATATGTGCCTGACGGTTATTGGTTATTTTGCCAATTTGGCGCAGGCCATTGAAAGTGTGATAAACAAAATTCCTGGCGTGACGGTTGATATAACCAGCGGTTTAGATAGCTTTTATTCGCAGTTGGAAAACGCTCAGCAAAAGGTTAAGGATGAGGCTGGTTGGGTTGAATATGTTGCTAAAATGGATTATATTGACTATGGCTCCGCTTGGAATGCAGGTTACTCTTTTGGTGAGGATATTGCCAATTTCAATCCGGCTTCTTTGTTTGGCGTTGGCGATATTCCCTCGCCGGAGGATTATGTGAATGGACTGGTTGGCAGTGAAATTGGCAGCGGTATTAATGATATAGCCAATAGTGCCGGAGCAATGCGGAACTCACTGGATCTAACCGACGAAGACCTGCAATACTTGCGGGATATAGCAGAACGTGAGGCTATAAACCGCTTTACCACGGCGGAAATCGTGGTGGATATGGGCGGCATAACCAACCAAATCAATAAGCTGGACGATTTGGACGGCATTGTGACCCGGATTTTGGACGGAGTGAATGAGGCGGTGGAAATTGCCGCCGAGGGGGTGCATATTTAGATGTATGACTTTTATCTGGACGGCCTGCTGCTGCCGGTGCCGCCGGAGCAGTTGAAAATAAGCATTGCCAACCAAAATAGCACTTATGTTTTAATCGACCAGGGGGAAATAAATCTGTTGAAGCGCGCCGGGCTGACGGAAATTGAGTTTGAATGTCTGCTGCCTCAGGTGCGCTATCCTTTTGCCGTTTACGCTGGCGGTTTTAAGCCGGCGGCCTACTATCTGGAGCATTTGGAGCAGCTAAAGGTGAGCCGCCAACCGTTCCAGTTCATAGTTTCCCGCGCTATGCCGAACGGGCGGGTTTTGTTTAGCAACAATATCAAGGTGAGCTTGGAGGATTACACGATCACCGAAAACGCCAAAAACGGCTTTGACGTGCAGGTGAAAATCTGCTTGAAGCAATACAAAGATTTTGGCACCCGAACAATGGCGGTGATTGAACAAAACGGGCAGGCGGTCTACACGGTGCAGGCGGCCAGGGCGGCGGAAAATGCCCCAGAGCCGAGCGAGCTGAGGAGGGCGATATGGCAGCAATAACATTGACGATAAGCAGCCCCAAGGGGGAGATTATCTATCCGCCGGTGGCTGAGGGCGTGCAGCTGAGCAGCTGCCGCCGCGGCTCCCCGGCCACCCTGAAATTTACGGTGCTGAAAGATAAGGCGATGGCCGACCTGGGCGGCTTTGCCGAGGGCGCGCTGGTGCGGCTGTTTACGGATGGCAAGCCGCTGTTTCAGGGCTACATTTTCAGTAAGCGACGGGATAAGGAGGGGGCCATTGAATGCACCGCTTACGACCAAATTCGCTACTTGAAGAATAAGGACGTTTTGAGGTATAAAAATATGCCGGCTTCGGAGGTGGTGAAGCTTATTGCCGCTGATAATAACCTGCAAATTGGCAAGATTGAGCCGACCGGCTACACTATCCCCTGGCGCAGCGAATTCAATGTGACCCTGCTGGATATGATTGAAACCGCTCTGGATTTGGAG